GGCTTCTTCGTGAGAGACATTAAGTATTTCACCGAGCTTCTTATCTCCGCAACCATAAATGAAAGCATATATAAAAGTTTTAGCCTGAGAACGTGTGGACAATCCTGTAGCTTTTTGATTGGCGGTATGAATATCATCTTCAAGAAGTGTCTTCGCAAAATTCCCATTGTCATAATTGTGCAAGTAATGAGAAAGCACACGTAACTCCAAACCAGAAAAGTCAATACCACACATAACCATATCGGAAGGAGAATAAAATAAAGACCGAAATTCTGTACCATACTCCGAAGAACTCGATACACATTGTGCCAGATTTGGTGAGTGATGAGTACATCTGCCTGTAACCGCACCATTTGTAATAACTTTTCCATAAATTTTTCCTTGTTTGTTTAATTTTAAATATGCTTGGTCACCATCACTTAACTGGCCTAATCTTTTCTGTACCATTAGGTACTGTGAAATAAGTTTAGCTTCAGGATATGAGAGTGAGTTTAGAATTTTTTCATTTACCTCTGGTTGGCCAGTAGGTGTAAATGAACTAGGTTTCCAACCTAATACATTAATTAATCTATCTGCTATATGCTGTCTTGAACTAGGATTAAATATTTCTGTTTTATAAATAGGTACAGGTACACCTGCTCTAATACCTTTTTTCTTATTGTCTCTTTTATAAACTTTATTCCCACAAAACTTTTCCCAAGCAGGAAAGACTAAAGCTAGTTTTTCTTCCAACTCTAGTCTCCGCTTGGTTAGGATAGTATGTAGCGACTGAGCAGTCGTCTCATCAAAATAAACACCATGCTGTTCTTGCTTAATTATCCAATGTGCAAACTTATGCTCTAATTCTATTGCTTTATTAGAGTAGTTTTCTTTAACTATTTTGTCGTAAAGTAAGTGAGTTACTTCTACATCTCTCTCACAATACTCAAGCATAGCGTAGTTATATTCAGTAAAATCTGAATGTTCTTGATAGTCACCTTTTCGTAATCCACATCTATAACCCCATGCTTCAAGTGAATGTCTACCATATAACTTTGCAGGTAATTCTTTGTATTTATAATCGTGGTCTAAGAGATTAGTCCAAATTAATCTACTCATTAACAAGGTATCAAATACCTCTTTCTTATAAGTAAAATTTAAAACTCTTTTAAGTACAGGTATATCAAAACCTAAAACATTGTGGCCTATGATGACCTCAACATTGTTTAGAAATTCTAGGCAGTCATTTAAGTTATCAGGATTAAATGTATAAACTTGATGTGTTTCTATATCCTTACAAACTATGCAATGAATGACTAAGTTATCTTTGTCTAGAAACCCATTGGTTTCTAAATCTAGTACAATTTTCATATTAATGTATTAAGTGTATTTTTATTTTCTCTACGCTTGGTAGGTAGTCTGAAACAGACTTGATTGATTTTTCTATAACCTTATATGCTTCAACATCACCACACATAATAACTGGGTAAACATTTTGAAATTTAATAGCATTATAGATTGCAGTCATAATAGTCTGACAAGTTTCAAAAACTATTGTCTGCTGTTCTTGTGTAAGTTTTAAGTAATCTTGTTTTTCGATTAGGAATGAAAGAATGAACTTCGTTAGAAGTTTATCATTCATCGAAAGTTCCTTCGGTTAATCTACCTGTATCTTTATTGTAAATTAAATTACAAGCAATGCCTGTGTCACCTGAGTACCTATTCTTAAGCACTCTAACTTTCATAACATTGTTTTGAATTTCATCTTGTTGGTCACGTTCAAAGGCAATCACTTCGTCAGCAAGAGTTGCTAAACTATGACTGCCCCTGAGATGAGAGAGAGAAACTTGTGTACCTTCTTCGTGTCCTTTACCTTCAGGTCTTTTTAAATGTGATACTAAAAATAATGCACAACCTAATTCTTCAACTAACTTTCTTAGTTGTGTCATTGTGTTATCTATTAATCTTCTTTCATCACCATCACCAATACCTGAAACAACTATTGAGATGTGGTCTAATATAATTGTCTTACAATCTAATGACTGAACCATATATCTAATTCGGTTCATTAAATCTTCTGTGTCAGAACTTCCAAAGTGGTCGTAAAAGCAAATATAATTTTTTACTTTATTCCATTCTTCTAAAATTTTTTCGTCAGAAATATTTTGCCTTACTTCTGGTAAATGTATTAATTGATTTAATCCTACTGAAACAATTCCTCTAATACTTCTTTTAACGCTTTCCTCTAATGCAATGTAACCAACCTTGTGTTTATTACATATTAAATGATATGCTATTTCTCTACAAACTTGAGACTTACCTGTACCTGAACCTGCGGTAAGTAAGACGAGTTCACCTCGCCTTATCCCACCTAGTTTATTATTAAGCCCATTCCATTGGTATGGAATAGTTTCAACAAAATCGTCTTTAAGTAATAATTCTTTTGTTTGGTCACCTTCAATAATTCCTTGTGGTGTATAATTTTTAGCTTCCCACATAGACTGAATTATCTGTTCACCTCTACCTGATTGTAGTAATTCACTTGGGTCTTTTGCAGGTAATGTAGCTATCTTAACTTTTTTAACTGGAAGAATACTTGCACATTCTATAACTGCTTGTTTCCCTGCTTCATCTTCATCAAACATTAAAACAATGCTGTCAAATTTAGATAACCATTCTAATTCTTTTTTAATATATTTTTTTGCTGAAGTAGCACCTGATGGTACTGAACAAACTGGAAAGCGATTTTGTTGTACCTTGCTAACTGAAAGACAATCAAGTTCGCCTTCTGTTAAAATGACCATCTTTCCGCCATCTCTCCAAAGGTTTTGACCAAACAAAGTTATCTTGTCTGTATCACCAAGCCATGTAAATTTTTTATCTTGAAATCTTAATTTCTGTGCAACGATATTATAATCTTTGTCATAGTAGTTAGCGATATGAACAGGTTGTCCATTGTATTCACCAGTCTGATAATTAAACTTCTTACAAGTTTCACTATCTATTTTTCTACTTGGTAATGCTTCTACTATTCCATCAATCATATTTTTAAATTCAGTTTTTTGTTTTACTTCTGGTAACTCTCCATTTAATTTTTTGTACTGTTGGCAACCGAAACAATATGTGTGATGTAATTCATTATTTTCATTAACGAACACACCTACATTATTTCGGCTACCACAGTTCTCACAAGGGCTATGATGGAGAAACTTAGTATTCATCTTCTTCAAGTTCAGGAAAGTCTTCTGCTTCTAACTCAGCTAAATCAGCTTCATCAGTTAACCCATCTTGAAATTTATAATTTTTTATATCCTCGTGTAGTAAATAATCTCTGACACTAAAGTTTGGACAAGTTTTACTTTCGTCTAACTCATAGTGTCCAACAATTCTAGCTTCAGGATATTTAGCAACTAACTCATTAAGAGTGTCATATAAACTTTGCCATTGTTCAGCAGTAAAGTTATCTTCTGGTTTTCGCCAGTCATCTTCTTTAGCACCACCTATTAAACAAAGTCCATAAGCCATGTGGTTATATCCTTTGACGTGAGCCTGAACAGCATCGTCTGCTCTACCTTGTTCTACAGTTCCATCTCTTTTAATAACTTTACCATAGCCAATTTTAGACCACCCAAATTCTCTGTGTACTCTATCTATCTCTTTAGCACCCCAATCTTGTGAAGGTCTAGTTTGAGAACAATGAACAACTATGTATTTAGTTTCTTGTCTTGCCATTTTGTTTTTCCTTAATTTCTTTTAACCATTCCTTTGGGAAGGTTTGTTGTGTTGAATAAATACAATGATATGGAAAGTCATTTAGTTCACACCACTTGCCATAAGTAGTGAGACTTTTCTTACCAATCTTTGTCTTTGAATTTGAAAAGATAAACCTAATATCTAATTTAGGATTTTGCTTCTTAACAAGTTTCATCTTCTTCCTATCGGCACTATTAAAAGCACCTTTAGTTTCTATGATAAATGAACCCTTAATTGGAAAATCAGGTCTATAAGTCTTTTTAACTTCAGGTTGGAAGTAAGTAACTTTTAAACTTTCATATTTAAAAGCACAGTTTTCATTAGTTAAATAATGATAAACAACTTCTTCCAATCCTGATTTTAATGTAACGTCTTTAGAAATCTGTACTCGTTTGAACTTCTGCCTGTGGTACATTATTCATCTCCTCTACTGACGTTTTTGTTTCGTAGCCATCTTCTTTAGCAAATAAATCCATTTGCTTACCTTCGACTAACTCTATTACTTGAACTGCTTTTAGTTGTGCTGTTACTCCTGCACCTAAAGCAGGTGAGTAATAACTTCTCAACACGTAAGCAATCTTCATCTTAGAGCCACCCCAGATATTACAAGAAGTTGGATTAAGAGGATTTTTCTTTGCATCAAACAGTAAAGGTCTTTGACTAAAAGGCTCTTTAGTTTTTCTGTTGATACCAGTTGCTTTCATTTTATATTTGAAAACTGCAAAGCCATCTTCAACTGAATATGGTTTAGGTGCTAACTTCACCTTCTTACCATTTAACTTTTGTTCAGCTTCAGAAATACTACTTTGTATAGCTTTCTCATATAAAGCAATCATACCTTTTGCATCTGCTTCAGGTATTTTTAGGTTTACTTTGTATTCACCATTTTCGTTAAATTTAACGTCAGGTCTGTTTAAGTGTGGATAAAGTGCTTCACCCAATTCACTTACATTTGTGGCTTCATTCATAATTGTACTCCTATGGTTAATTGTTGTATTAGCCATTAGTGGAACTTAATCGATACAAGTGTCGATGAGATTTGTTTAAAAAAACTATACACAGAAAAATACAGACTTTTTAACGTCTTCCAAAACCAGATTGCCTTTTGCAGGTATGGGTGGAAATTTCTTTTGATTTTTTTCAGATAACATTTGCTTCATTTCTATAGCCCAGTTTGCTAGTACATCTTGACTATAAATTTCACAAAATGCTTCACGCAATGCTAAAGACATTTTATCACTATCTGGTGAAAGAGTTCCAAAGCTATCGTGAATTAAACTAAAAGTATCAACACCAAGTTCAGACGCTTTTACTACAGCTAAACTTAATACTGAACTGTCAAGTTGATGGATAAGATTTGGGCAGATAGATTGTTGTGTCTTCCTACCATCTATTTTATCTGTCATAGAACTTATAGAAAGTTTAATTATACTATCACCCATTCTAGTCTTCACTCTTTTACTTTCCTTTTTATATACTGACATAAAAACTGGTAAACCAAGTGGACTTGTCCAAGATACAGGTAAGTTTTCTGAAGCAACTAATTTTGCTACAGCTTTGATAAACTTCATAATTTCTTTAGCACCAACAATTACATCATTAATACTTGCCCAAACTATTTTAGTTAACCAATGTGTTGAATGAAATAAGTCATCACCAAACTCATGTTGCCTATTATTTTCAATCAGTTCTTTCTCTACGTGAGCCTGAATGTAGGTTCTACAAGAGTATTGAGTAAGACTATAAGGTAAACACATCACAGGTTTCTTACAGATTTTTCTGTCTATTCCATAGTCTAACCATTGAGTAGCTAAATGCTTATGTTCTTCAGGTGTTAGCTTTCTGGCCTTACTATTCTTGCTTTTACTTTCAGGTAAATTCAAGTCACCAGTTCGTTTTATATCCTCTAATTTATCTATAACTTTTTCTGCAACAGAAAGATAAACGTCATTAGGTCTATTAGAAGGTATAAGGTTTGTAGCCTTACCACCTACTTCATCTCTCATCATAGCTGAGTAATGTTGTAGACCTGAGTTAGAACAATCAGAATGTA